CAACTGATAGGCTCGCAGTACGCATTTTCGTAACTACATCGGGGCGTAACATTACCTTGCATACCGAGGACAATAACCTTTGTCAAGTAATCACAACCTTCACCACAGGGCTTAACGCATTGAACGGCTTAACAGCCCAAGTGCAAAACTTCGCAACGGGTACTACTGGCACTGACTTCGGCATTAGCTCGGCAAGCAGCACGCACACCTTTAACCTACCAACCGCATCGGCATCCAATAGAGGGGCTTTAAGTAGTGGGGATTGGTCAACATTCAATGGCAAGTTTAACACGCCATCAGGAACGACTGCTCAGTATGTGCGAGGCGATGGATCATTGGCTACCTTTCCATCCTTGCCATTGATCTACAAGGATGTAAACAATCAAACGGCAGTAACGGGCAACACCAATAATAACAAGGTGGTGAGTGTGTTGATCCCTGCCAATACGATAACAGTTGGTGCAATCGTAGAGATCAAGGCAAGGGTAGGCAAGACGGGCGGTGCAGGGATCACTACCTTGAGAGTGTATGCCAACACTGCCGATTCTATTGTAACTCCTGCACCTACTTTGATAATCACATCTGCTACTGCTTCAATCGGTCAAGTGTATAACGGGATGGATCGTTCTGCGATTGTCAAATCGGCAACGGTAACGCAAACTGCTCAGGCTAATGCTTCGATCCAAACGGATGCAAGTGTAGGTAATGCGACACTGACCAACTCCAATATCGATTGGACGGTTAATCAATATCTTATCTTCGCTATTCAGAACGGAGCGAACGGTGATTCAACTGTGCTATCTTACTATCAAATTGAAATCAAATGATCGACATAACTATTGATGCAAGTCAACTATCGTACACCTCATCAGTGATTGGTGAAGTAGCTACTAACTATAATCGCATTGAAATTGACTTTGTTGATGCTAAGTCGATGCACGTACCAACGAATCAGGGAGTATGGCTAATTAACTTGGAACAGTATAGCTTTAACGGCAATCAATTTGATGATGCTATTGAGGCAATTAACTATCTTAATTCTTTGTAATTTTGTAAAAAAAACTAAAGCACTATGGCAGGCATTAAAGTAACCGATCTTCCCGTATTAGGAGCAGCAGCACCTACTGATGTGATGTATATTGTTGAAACCTTAACTAACACCTCTAAGCAGATTGCTGTTGAGGATATTGTCGGCGGTATTCCAGACATCGAAAGTGGTCAATGGAATCCGACACCAACAAATACGGGAGGCACAAATCCGAGTGTTAGTATTCAAGGCGGTAACTATTCTCGTGTAGGCAGTGTGGTTACTTGCTCACTGTTTTTTGATGTTGATATGGATGCTGCTGAAAATACTGCTCAATTTGAATTAGACTTGCCTATTGCATCTGATTTTACTAATGCTAAGAATGCTTTTGGAATTATAGCTTATAGTGCTGTTGGAAATGCAGAGCTTGATGTTTGGGTTATTTCTGCTAACACTACAAGCAATAAAATTGTAATTGATGTTTCTTCAGTAACCAATGCACATAGTTTCCAAAGCCTCTACGCCATTCTCCAATATGTAATCATCTAATGCGCTCAACATCCATCAACGGCTTGAAGATCATCAAGGCTTACGAGGGCTTGAGGCTATCGAGTTACCTATGCCCTGCTTCTGTGGCTACGATTGGCTACGGAAGCACTCGCTATCCTGATGGGCGCAAGGTGTTGATGGGTGAGAAGTTGGTCAATGAGGCAATGGCAACTCAACTGCTTCTCGCTACTTTAGAGCCATTTGAATCGGTTGTAAACAAGAGCCTACCAAACCTTAACCAATATCAATTCGATGCGTTGGTGAGCCTGTGCTACAATATTGGAGGCTCTGCATTTGGACGATCAACATTGGTCAGGAAGGCAAAGGTTAACGCAAACGATCCAAGTATTGCCGATGAGTTTATGCGCTGGAATAAGGCAGCAGGCAAAGTGCTGCAAGGGCTGACTACAAGAAGGGCAGCGGAGGCGAAGTTATACTTCACGCCTTGTAAAGTTTAATGAGTAATTAGCGGAACTTCATCTGCTGCATTTCGTAAATTGAACTATGGCAGCAAGGATTACTAAGACTAAAAAGATATTCAACATCATCATCAAGCACTGGCGTTCAACCATCGGCTCGCTGATGATCTTGGTATCAATTTACTTACTGATCTTTAAGGTCATAACAACCGAAACAATGGCAGCGATAGTGGCTGCATTGATTGCAGCAGGGTACATTCCAAAAGCTAAGAGCGATGAATCAGCAGACAGTTAGAGATACAGTGTATAAGGTAACACACAGATCAATTAGCTTTGATACTTCGGTAACTACTGGATCAGTTGTTGATTCGGCTGTTGAGGTTGTTGCTGTTGTTGAAGTGCCAAAGATTGACTTGCCAAAAATTGACAAGCCACAGCTAACTGCATTCGATACTATCCAACCTTGTAACATATCATTGATCACCTCAGTTAAAGCAGAGCCATTGACCTTTGTCGATGTAAGATCAAACCAAAAGAATGAGCCAATGCCTATGAATTTAGATATACCGATTAACGGGATCGTGCTTGCGTTTACAATGGCTATCACCGTTCAATATCTTGTAACCAGTCAAGGTGCTTGGAGGTCATTGATCGATAATATCCGCAAGGAGATGGCTTAATTATTCCTTATGCCTATCTTTGTGGTATGGCATCACTGCACATTCTTGAATCTTCAATAGATTTATTCTACGTAATAGCTGATGAGCAGGGAGCAATACTCACATCCAATGATTTATTCAGGGAATATTGCAGCCATTTGAAGCCAAGAAACATTCTCGACATTGCCTCCAATGATAGTGATCGGGATGAGTTCTTGACAATCATCGAAAAGGCTAAGACTAAATCACCTGATGCTTTACGGGTGTATGTTCGATCCAAGCAGAAGATCGGATCTGAGAGGTACTCAATGTGGAATGTATATTCTATATTGGGTTCTTTGCATTTTATAGGCATCCCATTAGTTGATGTTACGAGCATAACTGCTCACGACTACGAACGCCAGAAGATGCTCCTCGAAGAGTTCCGCTTTATTCTATCTCACGAACTTAGACAGCCATTGACTTCCATTGGTGGCTTGGTGAGTATGATGATGGAGCATAAGGAGGCAACAGAAAGAGAGAAGCAGGAGATTATGAATATGATTGCTGACAGTGTGCAGCGATTGGATGAATCAATTAAATTGCTTGTCAAGAAAGCAACTCGACAGCTATAACATTTGATTATGATTAAAGCATTGATTGACTTGCCTAAGACTGACCGAGAATGCGATGAGAGGTTAATTGCTGTTGTTGCTTCTTATGTGATCGAGAAAGGTATGCCGTTCAATGTGGCGATCAATATCTTAAATGATAACATCAGGGATCAGGGCTGTATGCTCATTCACCTCAACAAACTCATTCAACTTGTCAGCTATGGATAATATCAAGCCATCAACAGCAGTGATGCTAACTATCATCGGGCTGTTGCTTTTTTTGTTGCTTCGCTCTTGCAGTTACAATCGGGAGTTGAAGAGGATCAATGCTGATGCCTTTGAAACGAATAAGATCTTCACCAAGCGCAAGACTGATGATTCGCTTATCATCTACACCCAAGCCTTGCAGATCAACGCATCAGAGCGTGAACTGGATCAGGTCAAGGAGCAGTTAGAGATGGCTAAGGTGGATCAGGCAGTGAAGATTGAAACGAGAACCATCTACAAGACTGAGTTCAAGGTTGGCGAGGTGGTGTATGTCGATAGCTTTCCGCACATCAAACTTCCAAGAACCTTTCACAAGATCGAAAGATGGTTAGAGATAGGAGGGCGAATAAACCGCTTAGGCTTCATTCAGATCGATTCTTTAATCATTCCTGCATCTTATACTGTCGCAATCGGAGATACGCTGCGAGAGGGCTTTATTTCAAAGATTCTAAAAAGAACAGATCCCGTAGTTAGGATCGGGGTGGATAACCCAAACATCAACTTGACGGGAATGCGTAACGTAGTTGTTAGGCAAGACAAAAAGTGGTATCAGACCACAGCAGCCAAGATCGGAATCGGAGCATTGCTCGGAATTACGGCGGTTAAATTGGCAACTCCATAAAAATAGATTGAAATTAATTGAATTGATTATCAGCGAGTTATGTAAATTCACGCTGGTAGTTTGTTATTTTGTTTGTTTGTGTATTGCAGAATCAAAATAAGGTTCTACATTTGTCAAACCAAAACGAACAATTCAAACCTATTCAAGCCATGACAAATTACAAATCACATTTATTCGCAAGCCTCGGTAACAACAAGTTACACCCTTCAAGAATGCAATGTGGCAGACACATCTTCAGAAATGCTAAAGGCACGCACGTAGTTAAGACAGCAGAGTTCATTAAGAACTACTTAGAAGATGAATCAATGGTTTGCAGTAAGTGCTTAGAATGGGCAAAAGCAAACGGCAAAATTAACTAAACTCAATCGGGCAGCTAACCCCTGCCCATATTTTCTCACCTTAACAACTTAAAACAATGACAGCAAAAACACTATTTCGCAACATCGAATCTACCGAGTTCTTTCACTACGATCACCTCGCAGGGATGCTCACAATCGTGATCAATGACGGATGCAGAAAAGGTCTTATGACCAGATGCGACAGCAACGCATCAGCACTTCCAAGACAATTCCACAAGGAGTTAACCTATGGCGTTCCTGCCGATCTAAGGCTCTTTGAATCTTGCTCGATTGAGGAGTATCATCAAGCCTACTGTGCAGCAGTTGACACTATGCACGAATCAGTAATAGAATCTTTACAAGCGTAATCTTTAACCCTTTAATATTTCAGAAATGAAAGCACCAATTAACAGCGGATCATCCGCATCAAAACAACTTGCACCCGAAGGCACTCACATCGGAAGATGCTATCAGATCATCGATAAAGGCACGACTTTCGATGAGAAGTGGCAGAACCGCAAGCGCAAGATCCAATTTATGTTTGAACTGCCGATGGAGTTGGCAGTATTTAACGAGGAGAAAGGCGAACAGCCATTCTATGTAAAGACAGTGTTCAACCTAAGTATGGGTGAGAAAGCATCGCTTAGAAAGTTTATCGAGTCTTGGTTCGGCAAGAAGATGACCGACAAGCAAGCAGCAGACTTCGACATCTTTAATCTTATATCACTTCCTTGTATGCTTAACATCGTTCACAATGGCAAAGAAGATCGAACGTATGCTAACATTATGA